GGTTGGCACGTCGTTCGTGTTCCGTGTGGTCAACCTCGGCACGTCGTCCGGCACCGCGATCATCGCTGCCGGCACCGGCTGGACGGTTTCGGGTTCGCTGACCATGACCGTTCCGGTCACGACCGGCGCGACCATGATCGCCCGCAAGTCTGACGTTGGCGCTTGGACGCTGTACCGCGTCAATTAATGGGTTAGCCCCGGCCTTCGAGCCGGGGCAACTTTTTAAGGGGTTTTAACATGCCAAATACAAAAGCCGTCGGTGTAGCTTATGCCGATCCTGAGTTTGAAAGCGTTACCGTTAGCGGTGCTGTCACCGTTAGCGGTGCTGTTACGGCTGCGTCAGTCACTGCTACCGGTGCTGTTACCGCTGCGTCAGTCGCTGCCAGTAGCGAACTTGGCTACACCGCAGCCGCGCAAGGAACCGTCACGCAGTTGACGGACAAAAGCACGGCGGTGACGCTTAACAAGTCCGCTGGTCAGATTGTTATGAACGCCGCGACTTTGAACACTTTGACCAACGTGACCTTCACGTTGAACAACAGCCTGATTAGCGCCAAAGACGTCACCATTTTGAACGTCGCTGCGGGTGCCACTGCAGGAGCTTACAACTGCTGGATTTCCAGCAAGGCTACTGGATCATGCACCATCACCGTGCGTAACATCAGCGCCGGTAACTTGAGCGAAGCGATCACGATCAACTTCGCGATTATCCACTGCGCCTAACGGAGTGGGCGGCCTTCGGGCCGCCCATTTTACGGAGTTTCTATGGCTGTCATTTACATGGTTCACCCGACGCACGGCGCCAAGGTTGCGATCTCCCACGAGGAAGCGATTTTGGATGCATTTGACGGCTGGGAACGCTATGATGTGAACACGTCATCTGTGGTGACGGACGATGACGAGGATGAGATCGTCAACGAGATGGCGGCACCAAAGCGGCGCGGACGCCCCCGCGCAAAGCAGGAAGACTGACCAATGACGAGTGCCGGCGACATCATCAACGGGTCACTGCGGCTTTTGGGTGTCCTGGCCGAAGGTGAAACGCCGTCAGCCGAAACGTCGCAAGACGCGCTGGCCGCCATGAACCAGATGATTGATAGCTGGAACACTGAACGGCTGTCGGTCTTCGCCACGCAGGATCAGGTGTTCACATGGCCCGCGGGCCTGCTGTCGCGCACGCTGGGGCCGACCGGCGACTTCAACGGCAACCGCCCGGTGTTGCTGGACGATAGCACCTACTTCCGCGACGCCAGCACCGGCATCAGCTACGGCATCAAGTTTATCAACCAGCAGCAGTACAACGGGATCGCGGTCAAGACCGTGACCTCGACGTTCCCGCAAGTGATCTTCGTCAACAACACGTTCCCCGACATCGAGATGTACATCTACCCGCGGCCTACCCGCGCGCTGGAATGGCACTTTATCTCTGTCGAAGAACTGACCAAGCCCGCGCTGCTGGCCACCGAACTGACGTTTCCGCCAGGCTATCTGCGTGCGTTCCGCTACAATCTGGCCTGCGAGATGGCGCCAGAGTTTGGCGTCGAACCAAGCCCGCAAGTGCAGCGGATCGCCATGACCAGCAAGCGCAACCTCAAGCGCATCAACAACCCTGACGACATCATGTCCATGCCGTATAGCATCGTGGCAACGCGCCAGCGGTTCAACATCTTCGCAGGGAACTACTGACGATGGCTAACGTCAAAATCTCTCAACTGCCGTTGGCAACCTCACCCTTGGACAGCACGGTCGAGATGCCGGTCGTCCAAGGCGGCGTCACCAAGCGCGCGCCGGTCAACACCATCGGGTTCTTGCAGTCTGGCGCAGGAGCGGTCACGCGCACCGCGCAGGCCAAGATGCAAGACGTTGTGAGCGTCAAGGACTACGGCGCGGTTGGTGACGGCACGACCAACGACACCGCGGCGGTTCAGGCTGCGGCTTCGTCGGGCGCAAAAAGTATTCATATCCCCTCGGGCCGCTATTATCTGACCGCCCCTATTACGTTCACGGGAGCGGTCACGCTTACGGGCGAAGGTATGGCGTCCACGCTGCTTGAATGGACAACAGGCAACGGCTTGTCATTTGTGGGTGTGGCGGGCGACAATATGCCCGTAACGATGCGCGACTTTACCGTGCTTAAAGTTGCTGGCGCTGCAAATGGCAACGCAATTACCGTCAACAACGCGGCGCAAATCTCAGGTGGAAATATCCAAAACCGTACCAGCCCGCGCTTGGTGATTGAAAACGTAGCGGTTAAAGGTTCGGGAACGGTTTTTGATAGTGGTTGGCTTAACGGCCTTCAATGCCAAAGTGTTTTGCACGCAACGGTAAGCGGTTTTCATTTTGAAGGCCGCACAAACGCGCCACAAACAGTGATGGACAGCGCCGTCGCCATGCAGTTTTTTGGCGCAGGATCGCCGGTTGAGATTGTCATTGAAAACTCTTGGGTATTCTACGCCCAAAGCGCCGTCACTACCGCTGACTGCGAAGGCGTTTTTGTTTCCGGGTGCAATTTTGTTGGTGTTAACATCGGATTGGTTTTTGGCGGGTCGGGAGTAGAGCCGCAGCTAAACCTTGTTGACAACCACATAAACGTAAATGTTGCCTGCGTCCAAGCCACTAATCTCGCGCAAGCATCCATAGCGCACAACTTGCTGTACGCCCGCGACACCGCCCCAAGCAATGTTGTTGGTATTCAGCTTAGCAGTTGCCAAACTGTCAACATTGATGACAACATTTTTGTGGACACAAGCTCGTTTAACTTTGACGGCATTGTGTTTGCAAGCGGCACGACGTTGTGCAACGCACGCGGTAACACCTTCCAATCAACCACAACATCAGTCTGGATGCAGGCGGGTTCAACCAACAATACCGCGACCGGAAACACTTTTGTCTCTGTCACCACCCCTTACCTTGACCAAGGAACCGGGAACATTGTTTCCGATGTCAGCCTTGCTACGAGCGGCTTTGGCACATCGGTTCAAGGCGTCATCACAAAGTGGGGGACAGCAGTTTCAACACTAAACGCTTCAGGTGATGGCACAGTGACATTTCCCACCGCGTTCAAAAATGCGTTTTACGCGGCTGTCGTTTCTAGCGGCGATCCTGCCGTCGCATCCGGCGCTGCGTTTGCCCTTAACCAAGCAAGTTGCAGCACCACAACGCTTGCTTTCTCGGTTCGCCCCAACCCTGGCGCCATCCCCGTCCGCGTAAATTACGCCGCATTTGGGAGCTAAAACGATGCCCTACGCCGATCTTCTTGCTTGCTTTCGCAGTGGACAGATGACCGAACGCCAGTTGCAAGCGCATATGCGTGACGACCCCGCGTTTGCTGCTTACGTGCGTGAAAAGGTAAAATGAAAAGCCCCATCCTCGGCTCAAGCTATGTCGCCCGCAGCATCAACGCTGCGGACGCGCGCATGGTCAACCTCTTTCCAGAGGTTGTGCCAGAGGGTGGACAGATGCCTGCGTTCCTTAATCGTGCGCCTGGGCTGAAGCTACAGCAGGCCGTTGGCACCGGGCCAATCCGGGGGTTGTGGGCGCACCAGACGCAAGGCTCTGACTTCTTCGTCGTGTCTGGCAACGAGGTCTACAAACTGTCCTCGCTGACCGGCACGCCGGTGTTGCTGGGGGCAGTCACTGGCACTGGGCCGGTGTCCATCGCCGACAACGGCGACCAGATCGTCTTTGCGTGCAATCCAGACGCCTTCGTTTACACCGAGTCCACCAACACGTTCGTGCAAGTCACCGATCCTGATTTCCCAGGTGCGGTGACGGTCGGGTATCTCGATGGCTACTTCGTGTTCAACCCGCCTAACAGCCAGCGCCTGTACGTCACCAGCCTGCTGGACGGCACGCAGATCGACCCGTTGGATTTTGTCAGCGCCGAAGGATCGCCAGACGGCATCGTCGGCTTGATCGTCGATCACCGCGAAGTGTGGGTGTTCGGCACCGACAGCACCGAAGTCTGGTACAACGCCGGCACTGCGGACTTCCCGCTGGCCCGCATCCAAGGCGCGTTCAACGAGATCGGCTGCGTTGCGCCCTATTCCATCGCCAAACTGGACAACGGTGTGTTTTGGTTGGGAACCGACGCCCGCGGCCAAGGCATCGTCTACCGGGCGACCGGCTACGTCGGCCAGCGTGTGTCCACGCACGCGGTCGAGTGGCAAATCCAGCAATACCTCAATATGTCCGACGCGGTGGCATACACCTACCAGCAGGACGGCCACGCCTTCTACGTCCTGAACTTCCCATCTGCCAACACGACGTGGGTTCTGGATGTCGCCACCGGGGCTTGGCATGAGCGCGCCTATTTCAACGAAGGCGTGTTTTCGCGTCACCGCGGCAACAGCCAGTGCAACTTTCTCGGCAACATCGTCATTGGCGACCACCTGAACGGCAACATCTACACCTTCGACCTGACGACCTACGCCGACAACGGCACGCCGCAGAAGTGGCTGCGGTCGTGGCGGGCGCTGCCGACTGGCCAGAACAACCTGAAGCGCACGGCGCAGCACAACCTCCAGATCATGTTTGAGTCTGGCGTGGGCCTGTCAGGCTACGATCCGTTCGACGTTTTTAACGATTTGTTGCTGACCGAAGGCGGCGACTTTCTTATCACGGAGTCGGGCGACTTCATCGAAGTCTCCTTGGGGTCTGTGCAGGGCGCCAACCCGCAGGCCATGCTGCGCTGGTCGGATGACGGCGGCCACACATGGTCGAACGAGCATTGGGTGTCTATCGGCAGGATCGGCGGGTACGGCCAGCGCGCCATCTGGCGCCGCCTGGGCATGACGATGAAACTGCGCGACCGCGTGTACGAGGTGTCTGGCACTGACCCGGTCAAGCTGGTCATCATTGACGCCGAACTGATGTTGAGCGGCACCAATGCCTAACCCCGTCAACATCACCAACATCACACCACCGCGTGTGCAGTTGGCTGACCCGAACACGGGGTTGGTCAGCCGCGAATGGTTCAGGTTTTTTCAAAGCCTGTTTCAGTTGACCGGCAGCGGCCAGAACGACTTCACGCTGCAAGACTTGCAGATCGGCCCTGACGGCGACGCTGCGTCGCTGGCGGCGGTCTTGCAGACCGAAATCCAAAACCTGTCCGTGTCGCCGCCGTACACGCCGCAGTTGCCGCGCCGCCGCTACGGATCGTTTTACGACACCACCACGCAGACCGCAGCGGCTATCAACACCGCCTACGCCATGACGTTTAACACCACGCGGACAAGCGAAGGCATTACCTTGGGGACGCCAACGTCGCGCGTCTACGCCGACACGTTGGCCACCTACAACATTCAGTTTTCCGTTCAGGTTAACACCACGGTGGCGACTGACCAACTGCTGTGGGTGTGGCTCCGCAAAAACGGCACAAACGTGACCGCCAGCACCAGCCAGATACGCACCAAGGTTCTTGATTTTGCGGCTGTCGTTACGAAGAATTTTTTGCTAGAAATGAACGCCGGCGATTATTTTGAACTGATGTGGGCCACAGACAGCACGGGTGTTCAATTGCAGACATTTGCCGCCTCTGGGTTTTACCCGTCCGTTCCTTCGGTCGCGCTCACCGTGACCAACAACATCGGTTCAGAAGGAAACTACTAAATGGCCGTCCTTTCCCCCTCACCCAAAGCGCAGTTTCTGGACGCTTCCGGTAACCCGCTGGTCGGCGGCAAGGTCTACACCTACGCCGCTGGCACGACCACGCCGCTGGCGACCTTCACGACCGGCGCTGGCACGGTGGCCAACACCAACCCGGTGATCTTGGACTCCCGCGGCGAGGCCAACATCTGGTACAGCAACGGCACGTCATACAAGGTTGCGCTGACCGATTCGGCTGACGCTTTGATCTGGACGGTGGACAACATCGTCACGATTGGGTCGATGGCGTTCCAGAACGCCAACGCCGTGGCCATTACCGGCGGCACCATCGGGTCGGGCGTGACCTTCAACGGCAACACCACTGGCACGGCGTCCAACGTCACTGGCGTAGTCGCGGTCGTCAACGGCGGCACGGGTTCAACCACGGCTGCCGCCGCGCGCACCGCCTTGGGGGCAGCCAAGTCGGGCGCTAACGACGACATCACGGCGCTGGATCAGGACGTGGTGCTTGTGGCCACCGGCACGATTGGTGCAACCAGCATCGGCTACCGCGGCGCACCGCAGAACGCACAGACCGCAGCCTACCAATTGGCGCTGACGGACAACGGCAAGCACATCTCGATCACCACCGGTGGCATCACGATCCCGGCCAACAGCGCAGCGGCGTTCCCGATTGGCGCGACGGTTGTCATCTACAACAACAGCGGCAGCAGTCAGAGCATCGGCATCACGACCGACACGCTGCGGCAGGCTGGTACAACCAACACCGGCACGCGGACGCTGGCCAACTACGGCCTGGCGACGTGCGTCAAGGTGGACACGACCGTGTGGGCCATCACCGGCGCGGGGCTGACCTGATGAGCGGCGCGGTGCTGTCTTTGCTGGGTAATTCGGGTGGAGCGGCGTCTGCCGTGACCATCACGGTTGACCCCGCAACGATCACGGGTATTAATATCGGCCTTACCGCGTCGGCGCAGTACCAGCTTAACAGCAGCGGCAATGCGTTCCAGATCGTCAACGGCGGCGGGGCCACACTACTGTACGCATGGTGCGTCCCGGCGGCCCAAGCAGCTAACTACGAAGTGTACGCCAGCCTGGTGTCAGGGTCGTTGAGCGGCGGCAGTTCGGCCACCGACACTTGGCTGGCGCTGACAACGACACGCAATTGGCTGGTCAGCACCGTCACCCTTCAGTACGCAACGCTCAATGTCGGCATCCGGCGTATCGGCACCACCACCATTTTGGCGTCGGCAGACATCGAACTAGCCGCCGAAGCAGTATAAGGATAGGTCATGTCTGTTACCGCCAAAGCCCTGATCCCGGCCAAGGTCGCCGAAGACACGCAGTCCACGCAGTACACTGCGACCAACGTGACGACGATCATCGACAAGTTCACGGCCACCAACTACGGCGCGTCCGCCGCGTCGATTAGCGTCAACCTGGTGACGGCAGCCGACACCTCTGGCACGCAGAACCTGATTGTGAAGACCAAGACGCTCCAGCCGTCCGAAACCTACACGTTCCCGGAACTGGTGGGCCACGTCCTCAACCCGAATGGGTTCATCTCGACGCTGGCGTCGGCGCCGCTGACGATAAACATCCGCGCGTCGGGACGTGAGATTAGCTGATGCCGCCATTTGTTGTCCTCGCGTTGCCTAGATCGCGCACAGCGTGGCTGTCGCGGTTTTTGACGTATGGTGATTGGGTGTGCGGGCATGAGGAGCTACGCCACACACGCAGTCTTGATGATGTAACGGCGTGGTTTTCGCAACCTAACATCGGCACCGCAGAGACAGCCGCCGCGCCGTGGTGGCGTCTGCTAAATCGTTTTGCACCCGGCGCGCGCGTCCTGATCGTGCGCCGCCCGGTTAGCGAAGTGGTGGATAGCTTGATGCGTCTGCCGGGATTGGCTTTTGACCGCGCCGCGCTTGAACAGACCATAATCAAACTAGACCGCAAGCTAGACC